CGAATTGGTTAAGCCCATTACCTACGATACTTGGGACTACTGAATCGGGCAAATAAACCTTGATGCCTTCCGCAACGGAACCGTAGTTCTTGAAGAACATGATTGCTTGGCTTAATTGTTGGTAGGAGCTAATGGCAGTCGAACCATTACCGAAGTATCGATAAGGACCACTAAAAGTATTGGTAGAACCATCTAATTGGCTAACAACACCAGACGCCCAGTTAAGCGCCACGTTGCCTTCTACTTGAGCGGCTAGTTCAGCAATAAATGACTTACCAAATACACGCATATAATCTTCTTCACCTTTTTCTAAGTTGAAGATACGTTGTTGGGAAGTCACTGTGAACGAACTGTTGTTTGCTTGGTCACATGCAAGTGTCTGTACGCGTTGAACCGCTGGCTGGAATGATGCCACCAATCCTGCTGTTGTTGTCGCACGTGGGGGCAAATCAAAAGTTACAGTAGAGCCTAAGTTTGCTTGAATTTTATCAAATTCTTTAAAACGAGTATTAGCTGTTGCGATATGGCAACAAAGGTTTTGTAATAATGCCAGGCCAGACCTTTGGTAAGTTTGTACCTGTTGTAATAAGTTTGTAGGGAAAACAGCCATGTTAGTATCTCCTAACGTTATCCATAATGTTAGGATTCAAGCGTTATCCGCGATATTTCGCTTTTAAGTCACGCATCGACAGAGTAGTACCCGAATCCGTTCCGGTGTTAGAAGGTCGTTGTTGTGACAGTGGTGCATGACTTGACCGCATGGGAGACGAAGCTTCATTTGCCTTTATAGAATCCGACAAACGTTTCATCTCATAAATAGCATCTTGAGGGTTACGATCGCACATAGACTCAAAGCTTCCAAGTTTTGAACGATTTTTTGCTAAGTCATACAGTATGTCGCTAGCATTATCTACGTGTTCCGCTAAAAGCTGAACTACATGAGGATAATGATACATATCAACATTACTAGTGACCGCCTCAAAATCCTGATATTTATCTTTCCCAGCCGCAATCTTATCGTTATAAGTATTAATGATACGTTTTGCTGATTCTGCATGTTGACGTTCGATACTTTGTCGCTCCCAATCGTCACGCTGCCTACCGAGTTCTTCAGTAGTGAATCGCTTCACATCGTCTTCAGTCAATACTCGCTGAGAATTTGTCGGTGCTTGATAATTTTGTTGTTGGGAGTTTTGTTGCGTTTGTTGACGCTTAAAGCTCTCTACAGCATCATGTTTAGCACGTCCTACTATCTCATTTAATTCAGACTGTTTAAATAATCGCTCGTTTTGTTGAGCAACTGTTTCTGCTGGTATCGGATTTGCATCAGATACGGTGTTATCCATAACAACATTGTCCATCACTAGATCCTTCTAGCTATTTCCCCGCTACGGTAATACCTCAGCCTTACGAACTGGTCTCGGATTATTACGCCATCACGCTATAAAACACGCCCCAATTAACGCATGGGTCTCGGTGTGAATTGCAGTCCATTGCACCCTTTGCTATTTCACATCCCCACTGTAATGGATTGATATTTAATATACTATTATCGATAGTACTCTATAGTACTCTTAAACTATTTGTGGTAAAAAATAGTAGACATGGATTGTTATCAGGGAGATTCAAATGATTATTGATGGTAAACATTATGTAACAGAAAAAGAGATTGCCTCTCATTATGAACGTTCTGTCCAGTGGGTTCGTAAAATACGATATGATTGTAAAAATTTTCCACATTACGCACTGAATGGCAGAATATTATTCAATTTAGAAGAGGTTGATAATTGGTTTAAGAATAATTTAAAACCGAGATAAAAGGACGGGTCTTGGTAAAAAAGGAATTAAAAACCAAGCCCCGTAGTTGAACGCTTTACTATACCGCAGGTACGAGCATATAGGAAATGGCTACTGTGACTGTACTGCCTGTGCCATTAGTGTATGCTCCCGTATCATTTGTAAAGAATATACCTAGGTTTTTAAACGTTGCTGTAGCCATAACAGTCGCTGCGGCAATTGGCGCCATGGTGTAGATTTGTGAAGAAGCTGCTGTTATTTCTGCCGCCGGAATCGTAGCTGAAGTACAAATTGTACCGCCGGCATGATTGGTATTCCCATACTGAATCTGTCCTATACCACCTGTTGCAAAAGGTGTTGAAACTTCAGTGATGATTGAGGCATTCAATACTATAATAGCTAAAGAAGCGCCAGGAGCTGCAATTATCTGAAATGGTGTCGCATAAGCACCTACTACCGCTGCGGTATTCATGGTAACGGTTGCAAGATAAGGTACACCAATCACACCTGCTGAGGGCGCTTTGGCTATCCCTGAATCAATAACCACACCCGCAGTACCACTCGCCTGAATAAAGTTACCACTTACTAAGGCTGCTGTTTTAACTAAAAATTGGCCAGTAGTGGCACCCACATCCGGGATAGAAATCACTTGAGACTGTGCGACCGCTGCGGCATTCGAAATGGTTGTATTAAAATCACCGGATGAATTGGAGACAGCGGCTAATATTAATCCGCCTTCTGATGCAGCCGCCGGAAATGACTCCACTGTTCCTGCGTGACCTGAGGAACCCGCTTGTAAATTACCTTGGCTTACAATAAGGTTATGCGCAGTAATAGTTTGGTCGGCAGTGGGCGCTAAAACCACTACATTCGCGGTACTGGCAAGTGCTGAAACTGCAATACCAGAGTCTACCATTAAACCCGCAGTGCCTGAGTTTTTAGGAAAATTACCCGATACAAATGGCGTTGCAGTGGCACCTATTAAAAGTTGCCCGATAGCATTTGCTGGGTCGGGGATATTAATCACGGAAGCTTGACCCATCGCATCATTTGAAATAGTCGTGACGGTATTGCCTGTGTTAGCGACAGCTGTCAAAGCAAGGGAACCTTTACTTCCAGTCGCTGGAAATGAGCTCACTATACCAGCAGTACCGGATAAGCCTGCGGATATATTACCTGGATTCGTCACATTAGCAGCAGCAGACGATATCGAACCAGTAGTGTTAACAAAATGGGCTATATAGTTTGCGGTAGTCGGTAATACAGCGTCCCCAGGATTTGCCCAAGCGGTTAGAGTCACCTGGCCTGTGGATGTGGAAATATTTACTGTAAATATCCCAAATGTCCCTGAAGTAGTCACTTGGTTGTAACTATATAAAGCCATAATAACATCAGCATTAGATAGTGGCATGCCAGCGTCAAAAGCCGCAGTGGTCAAATAGCCTGCTGTGGTAACGGTAGTTAAATTATCACTAAAAATAGCAAATTTAAGATTAGGAAAATTCCCATTGGTTGCAGGAATTGGAGTTGGAAATTGGATAACGCCCATGTTGAATGTCCTTATTCAATGATTGTTTTATTATGCTTTACGTGGGGTCAATGAATCACCTTTACGTGACCAATGCGCTTTCTCAACATGACCACCCATTTTGCCATTATGACCTTCCACATCATTACGGTCTTCCTTGCGCTGCAAAACACGTTTAATACCTTCTTGATGAGAATCTTTAACCATACGATTATCAATCATGCCTTCCTTGCACTTATATTCGCTCATTGTAATATCCTTATATTAGTTGAAACAATTATACACGTTATCATCGATGTGACATATACCACCCACACTGCGATGATTATAATTACTAATACTACCTTTAAACTCATTAGGTAATTTACGTTCTAATTCTTTTTCAAATTGTTTCACCTGATAATTATAAAAGGTCTTATAGTTACGTTTTGGTTTTTTAGATAAAGGTTTTAGTTTAGAAACTTCAGATTCAATAATTTCATCGGTCATTTTTTAAACCCCTTTAGCGTTTTCGCTAAATTAGCTTCTTTCCTAATGGTGGGATTTTTACTATGCTCGGCTTTGGCAAGTTTTTTAGCGGGGATTTTTTCATTTTCAGGAATATGCAATTCTTTATGCAATTTACCTTTGTGTTTGATAGCCCCTTGTATCCATTTCTTTGGCATCATTACTCTCCTTGCACTGGGGGAACTGGGGGAACCTGAGTTTTAGATTGAACCAATACTATTAATGCATGACCTAAAGATTCTAATTCTTTTAAAGCAAACGCTAATACTTCAGGCGCTGCCGCTATTAATTGTTTTTCTATAGCAGGTAAAATAATTGCCGCTATTAAACTCATGTTTACACATCCTTGTTTTAATAATCGCCTTTGATTGGGCGTTTCATATCTTTTTTAAGATTAGAAACAGGCTTGACATTCTTAACAGTCTCTCCCACTATGCGCTTCTTAGTGGTAACGCGTCTAGTTTTATTCGTATCTTTAGCAACAGGCTTAACAGATTTACCAACCGCTTTAAAAGCTTTTTTGGTATCTTTCTCCGCACGGCGATTATAAGGGCTTGCGTCCTCTAGTGCTTTTCTTTTGCCAGGTCTAGTATCCATTTTTCAATCCTCTCTAGTCGTTTATTCATGCCTCCAATGGCTTCAACGCAGCATTTTGTAGCCTCTTCAAAATCAAATTTTTGCTTTTCTAACTCAATCATTAATTCTTCTATTGATACTTTTATTTTCTCAGTCATTTTAAACAGTCCTTTTTTACCATTTTTCGCACCAGTGCTTTATCTTCTTTCACATCAGGATGGCTTACTTTTTTTTTGAGTGCTTCTCATGTTTTTCCATCAACATTCTATGATGTTTTAATTCTTTTTCATGATGAGAAACCATGGATTTATGATGCACATGCATTTCTTTATGATCTTTGTGTTCGTCTTTTTTCTCGTGCTTTTCATGCTTCTTATGCTCTTTATGTTCTTTATGTTCTTTCTTATGTTCCTTCACAGCTTTCTCCTTGGTTGATTTAACGTGCTCGGGTAATTTTTTAATGTTAGGCGTGGCTTCAGCAAATTCTTTTGCAATTTCTGGATGCTTAGCGAACATGAAACGTTGCTGCGCTTTGCTTTTAAAAGGCATGATTATTTATCCTTCTTATCCCAAACCGCTTTATAAAGTTCACGCCGTTCTGCAGGATTTGCGCCGTCCATATGCCGTCTAACAGAATTTTCTAGTTGCATATCATTAAGCTTATAGGTCTTTTTAAGCTCTTTAAAAGTGGCCGAATGTAAATCATTCCATGTTGGATTCGTCATTTTTAATCTCTCCTTTATCATTAAATCGTTTATCAAATACTTGGTAGGGCATGCCTGTTAATTCTTCAATCAATTCCTCAAAAGAAATTAAACTCATCTCTAAAGTCTCAACTTGCTTTTCGTTTTTCATGCTTTTCATGTCCTTCTTTTACTTTGTGATGTACTTCAAATGCTTCCTTTATATGCCTATGATGCATATCTTTATGTTTCAAATCAAGGTCTACTTGTTTAGAAAAACGCTCGGTCATTGCTTTAACTAATTGAACATTAGCGGACTGCTGACCTAACTTTAAATCGGCTAAAACTTTACGTTCATCTTGCTGAAGTTTGGCCATGTCGAGCGCAAATGTTTGCTGGGTAGCTTGTTGTTGATGCTTTAATTTCGCCATGTCTACCTGCGTTTTCATAGCCTGGGGATTTTGTTGCTCGGCTTGCATGGCGGCTTGTTTTTGCTGCTGATATTCTTTCACCCATTCATCGGTTAAAGCTTTTAATTGCTCAACGCCTTTGCCTTCCATATTGTCTAAGACAAAGTTTAAACCTTTCTCGCCAATGAATTGTGCAAAGAGTGGTGACATACCCATCATTTCTTTAACCATCATAATTGTGCGATTTTTCTGCACTTGGAAGCTAGCCCCTGCTTTAAGTACCACATTTAAAATATTGGTATCAAAATCCATCGGCATACCATCCGGCTGATTAATCTTTACAAAATGTCTTTGGCCTTCTTCATCTATAATAGGTAATGTTCTTGGTGTTACAAAATATTTGGGCATCAAATCTACATAGATTTCAGCCACTCTTTGGAAGCCTTGTAAACACCCAATAATGTAAGGCATGGCGGTTGCGTTGGATTGGCTTGCTGCCTCTACAATTGCGATGCCAGATAACTGGTTATTATTGATACCAAGAGAAGCGTCATAGGAGCCCAATACATTTTGAATAAGCGAATCTGCGCCCGTGAAAGCTTGGGCAATTTCGGGCGGCGCCGGAATGCGGTTGACTTCACGAATCGGATTATTAATCGGTAAATCAGGATTGGATTCATGCACCGAGTTATAGACGAGCACAGCTTCCTTTTGAACATCTTTATAAGCATTTAAAAATTCTTCCTCTTTCGGTAACGCTTCTTTAGCCACCATGAATTTATGTTGTACCGTATTTTCTATCTCATTGGCAAGAGAAATACCTGCGTAGTTTTTAAGGCGCTGTGCACCTTTGGCGTGATATACATAAGGGCGTGTTACCTGGCGTATATTGCCGGATTTAACCCCCGCTTTAATCATAAGGGAATGGCCATCGATAAAGACTAATGGGAAGTGTTTAAAATCTGTTTCTTCGTATTCTATTACTTGCGTATCAATCGTTCGATATCGGCAAATACTGTCTATAGATGTTTTCCGTGACTTACCTATGATACCGGGAGGTTGCGTTATATCATTCCAAGTATCGACCATTTCACGATATTTCTTCATAGTCATAACACCACGATCACGCACTTGCACTATCGTTTCTTCTTTTCGTTTTTTCTCGTAATAATCAGCTACTACTAAAATCTGACTATTATCATTCATGTATGCCCAATTAAAACCCGCAAAGTCACGTCTAAAACTAATCGTATTAATTGGGATATCTGGATATTCTTCTTGAAATTCTTCTTTGTCTTTCGGGAATAATTCAAAACAGAATTGCCCATCGCCTTTATGGCTAAATCGTGCCAACTTATCAAATCCGCACAATGTCGGTTCGCATCGCTCAAATTTAATAATTTGATTCATGGACATGGGATGTTCATAATCTGTGAAAACTTTAGCCGTACTAAAGCCACCCGATAGTAAATCTTTATAAATCTCATAGCGGGTATGTTCGTTATTCATATCAGAAAAAACGTGTTTTAAATGCTGCTCAACTACCTTGATAGTAATAGGGTCGGCTTGGTCTTCGTCATAGGCATTAACTGAAATATCAGGTTCTTGTTTTGAGAATTCACCCAGCAATCGGCTAAGATAAGCTTCAAGCACATTGAATTCTAACTGCGGTCTTCCCATCGTCATTAAAAGCGTTATTTCATCCGCTGTTAAAGAAGATTCAAAAACAAATTTACGAAATTCATTGTACCTGTCATAATTGTGCTTGAAATACTCATGCGCATTGCGTACTTTTTTCTTAATAATTGGCAAGTGCTCTTGATAGCGTTTTGCTACGTCCTTCATATTTTGTAGCTCCCAAGAAAATCCTTTTCTTAT